ATGGGCCGGACTCCTCACAGGCGCACGTCGAGGTGTACGGTCAGTTCCCGAACGAGGGCGACGATCAGTTCATCAGCATCGGCGTAGTCGATGAGGCAATGAAACGGGCCAAGCATATGGACCAGTCGGCACCGATTGTGATCGGCGTAGACCCGGCGCGGTTCGGGGCAGACGCAACGGTCATTGCCGTGCGGCAGGGGCGCGACATCGTCAAGCTGATCAGGCACCGGGGCGACGACACCATGACGGTGGTCGGGCACGTCATCGACGCGATTGAAGAGTTTAAGCCGTCGTTGGTCAACATCGACGAGGGCGGGCTAGGGGCGGGCGTTGTGGACCGGCTCAAGGAGCAGCGGTTTAAGGTCAGGGGCGTAAACTTCGGCAACAAGGCCAAAAACCCCATTATGTATGGCAACAAACGGGCTGAAATGTGGGGTGATATGCGCGATTGGCTGAAGTCGGCAAGCGTGCCCAACGACAGGTTCTTGAAAAGTGACCTGATTTCGCCTAAGATGAAGCCCGATTCGCGTGGTACGATCTATCTAGAGTCCAAAAAGGACATGAAAGCCCGTGGTCTGGCCTCACCGGACGCAGCAGACGCCATCGCGCTGACGTTTGCGTATCCTGTTGCCAGCCGAGAGTATCGTGAGCCAAAGTCACACATCCGCACCGCAAGCGGGTATAGTGGCGGGGCTGTAACCAGTTGGATGGGGGCGTAAATGGCTAAAAAAGGCGTGTCTCTAAGCGTTGGACGGGGCGAGAAGCTGCCCGTCAGCAAGGGCGCGGGCCTAACAGCCAAGGGCCGCGAGAAGTACAACGCAGCTACTGGCTCCAACCTCAAGGCGCCAGCACCCAACCCCAAGACTAAGGCAGATGCGGCGCGTAAAGCGTCATTTTGTGCCAGGATGTCTGCGGTGGCCGAAAAGGCCAAAGATGGCGAACGCGCTAAGGCATCACTCAAACGATGGAAGTGCTGACGTGAAGACGTGCTTTAAATGCAAAGAGTCGAAGCCGTTGGCTTTGTATTTCAAGCATCGTCTGACCGTTGACGGCTACCATAGCTGGTGTAAAGACTGCTGCACGGCGGGTAACATTCGCTCGCGCGCAAAGCTAAATTCTACAATTGAAGGTCGTGCCAAAGTGTTCTTGCAAAACGCAAGAAAAAGCGCGGCCAAACGCCAACAAGTGTTTGCGCTTACAGTTGATGACGTTGTAAAGTGCTGGAAACAGCAGGCTGAAATTTGCGCGTACAGCGGGCGGCAAATGACGCTGGAGGCAGGGCATCTCAACACAGTGTCAATTGAGCGCATAGATAGCGCCGTGGGGTACACGCCCGAAAACACAATTCTTGTTTGCCAAGCCATCAACCGAATGAAATCGGATTTTTCGCTTGATGATTTTCACGCGCTGTGTGCAGACGTTGCTCAGTTTTTAGGCGACAATGGGCTTAATCTTGCGGTAGGGGCATACAAATGAAGAAACCTGGCGATCCTGGTCTATATGCTGCAATCCACGCCAAGCGCGAGCGCATCAAAGAAGGCTCGGGCGAGAAGATGAGGAAGCCTGGCTCGCCCGGCGCACCCACCAAAAAAGACTTTGTGCAGTCGGCCAAAACGGCCAAGAAGGGCAAGTAATGCCGCTCGTCAAGTCTGCTAGTAAAGAAGCCTTCCGCAAGAACGTGAAGGCTGAAGTCAAGAGCGGCAAGCCGGTGAAGCAAGCCGTTGCCATCGCATATGCTGTCAAGCGCGCTGCGCCGAAAGGAAAGAAATGAGCAAGCACCTCGAACCCATCAGCAAACTCAACGCCCGTGAGCCAAAGATGTCCGGCGGGGGGATGCCTGACCGCAACAAAGAGACTTACTCCAAGATGCCGGGCATGGGCTGTCACGGCAGCATCCCGTCGGGCACCAACGTCAAGGCCACGGTTGCTAAGGTTCTGAGCAAGATCAAGTAATCATGCCTCAAGACTACACAGGAATCGCCGCTGCTGGAGCGGTCAGCGAGGGCGGCTCGGCCAAGGACAAGAGCGACTCTGAGGTGCTCTCGACGGCCCGCAGTCGCCTCGACATGGCGATTTCTGCGCTGTCTGAGTCGCGTGAGGACGAGCTGGACGACCTGCGGTTCTACGCCGGTTCGCCCGACAACCACTGGCAGTGGCCGGCTGACGTGCTGGCAACCCGTGGCGCGGTGCAGGGCCAGACGATCAACGCCAGGCCGTGCCTGACGATCAACAAGCTGCCCCAGCACGTCCACCAAGTCACCAACGAGCAGCGGCAAAACAGGCCGCAGCCCAAGGTCATCCCGGCAGACGACGGCGCTGACGTTGAGGTGGCCGAGATTTTCAACGGCATGATCCGGCACATCGAGTACATCTCGGACGCCGACGTGGCCTACGACACGGCTTGCGAGAACCAGGTGTCCTACGGCGAGGGCTACGCTCGCATTCTGACCGAGTACTGCGACGACAACACGTTTGATCAGGACATCAAGATCGGGCGCATCCGCAACAGCTTCAGCGTCTACATGGACCCGCTGATTCAAGACCCGTGCGGCTCAGACGCCCGCTGGTGCTTCATCACTGAGGACATCCCCAAGGACGAGTACGAGCGCCAGTACCCGGACGCTGCGCCCATCACCACGCTGCAAACGCTGGGCGTGGGCGACCAAGGCTTTAGCCAGTGGATGAACGAAAACACGGTGCGTATCGCCGAGTATTTCTACATCGAGAACACCAAGGAAACGCTCAACCTGTACCCTGGCAACGCCACGGCGTTTAGCGGCACGCCCGAGGACAAGATGATGCGGGCGCAGTTTGGTAAGCCCCTGCGCTCGCGCCCGTCTGACCGCAAGAAGGTCAAATGGCTCAAGATCAACGGCTATGAGGTGCTGGAGCGGTCCGACTGGGCCGGCTCGCACATCCCGGTGATCCGCTGCGTGGGCAACGAGTTCGAGGTTGAGGGCCGGCTGTACGTCAGCGGTCTCGTGCGTAACGCCAAAGACGCGCAGCGCATGTACAACTACTGGACCAGCCAAGAGGCCGAGATGCTGGCGCTGGCCCCCAAGGCGCCGTTCATCGGCTACGGCGGTCAGTTCGAGGGTTACGAGATGCAGTGGAAGACTGCAAACACCCAGAACTGGCCCTACCTTGAGGTCAACCCAGACGTTACAGACGGCGCAGGAGCCGTCTTGCCGCTGCCCCAGCGGGCTGCCCCACCGCTGCCCCAAACCGGCCTCATACAGGCCAAAATGGGCGCTGCTGACGACATCAAGAGCGTCACCGGGCAGTACAACGCATCGCTGGGCCAAACGTCCAACGAGCGGTCGGGCAGGGCTATCTTGGCCCGGCAAAAGGAGTCGGACACCGGCACCTACCACTACGTTGACAACTACGCCCGGTTCATTCGCTACATCGGCCGTCAGTTGATCGACCTGATCCCGAAAATCTACGACACGCAGCGCATCGCCCGGATTGTCGGCGAAGACGGCGAGTCCAAGATGATCAAGATCAACCCGATGCAGCCCGAGCCGGTCAAGAAAATCCGCAACGAGCAGGGCATCGTGGTGGACAAAATCTACAACCCCGGCGTCGGCAAGTACGACGTGATGGTCATCACCGGGCCAGGCTTTGCCACCAAGCGTCAGGAGTCGCTGGAGGCAATGGCCCAACTGCTGCAAGGCAACCCGGACCTCTGGCGCGTGGCCGGCGACCTGTTCGTCAAGAACATGGACTGGCCGGGCGCTCAGGAGATGTCTCAGCGGTTTGCCAAGGTCATCGACCCGGCGATCATCGGCGACGATGAGGACAACCCGGCGCTGGCTGCGGCCAAGCAGCAGATGGAGGCCATGAACCAAGAGATGCAGCAGATGGCCGGGATGCTACAGAACGTGCAGAAGTCGATGGAGGCCCGTGATCTGTCGATCAAAGAGTTCGAGGCCGAGATCAAGGCGTACCAGGCTGAGACGCAGCGCATCAGCGCGGTGCAGGCCGGCATGACCGAGCAGCAGATTCAGGACATCGCTATGGGCGTCGTGGCGGCTGCGATGGAGAGCAACAACCTAAACTCCCAGATGCCGGAGATGCAGCCAGAGATGATGGAGCAGCAGCCCCCGATGATGCCACCTGAAGGAGCCATGCAATGAGCACCGCCGCAGACTTCATGGGCCTCTTGTTCTTGGCCCGCGACGTAGCCCACTCGGTGCATCTGAACACGCGCAGCTACTCTAAGCATGTGGCGCTCAACACTTTTTACGACACCATCATCGACCACGCTGATGCGTTTGCCGAGGCGTACCAAGGGCGTCACGGGCTGATTGGCCCCATTACCCTACACTCGGCCAAGAAGACGACCAACATCACCGAGTTCCTTGAGGCATCGCTGGCCGAGGTTGAGGAGATGCGCTACAAGGTGGCGAAAAAAGAAGACACCTCGTTGCAGCAGTTGATTGATAATATCGTCGAACTGTACTTGACCACCTTGTACAAACTCAAATTCCTGGCGTAAAGGACACATGATGGAACTCCTCAACCCGATGAGCAAAGCGGATTTCCCCGCGTACACTGCAACTGCCGGCGCCACTGCGGGCAACACGACCGCATGGGGCCCTGGCCCGCAAGGCGTACTGGTGTGGTGCGACCAATCCTGCTACGTTGAAGTGGGCGTGGGGGCCGTGGCTACCAGCGCCAGCACCCCGATCCCTGCCTTCACGCCCATCCCGTTTGTGGTGCCGCTGAACACGACTGGCGCCCCCTGGCGCGTCAGCGTGTTGCGGATCGGCAGCACCGACGGCACCGCGTACGCCAAACCTATCAACAAGCAATGAGCTTCTTTGGCCCTGATCTTCGCAACTCGGTTGCCATTGGCCTTGGCGGCATTATTTCGCTGTTTTCGGGCCGGGGCAATGAGCAAGCCCAAGGCAACCTTCTTACCGAGTTGGGCGAAAACCTCGTGCAAGAGGATAATGGCCTTCTTTTGCTGGAGTAAAACATGCCCGCTGTATCGCTCTCAATTTTTGGCGGCGTTGGCGCTCAGTTTTTTGACAACAACGGGGTCATCCTAACTGGCGGCAAGATTTTTACCTACGAGGCCGGTACAACCACGCCGCTGGCAACGTACACATCAAGCACCGGCAATACGGCACACACCAACCCAATTATTTTGGACTCCGCTGGCCGGGTGCCTGGGGGCGAGATTTGGAACCAGTTGCGTTTGTACAAGTTTGTCCTGAAAACAAGCGCAGACGTTACGATTGCCACATACGACAATGTGGGTAGCAGCTTCAACGCTACCGCAATCATCGCTAACTTTACGGGTGACGGCACGGATACCACGTTCAATTTGGCAAGCGCTCCCGCAGGCGAAAACGCGACCAACATATACATTAACGGCGTGTACCAGCAGAAAAACACCTACAGCATCGCTGGTGTTGTTGTCACGTTCTCAGAAGCGCCCCCAGTTACTTCGTCAATCGAAGTCAACTACGTTTAAGGATTCATCATGGCTGACCTCAAAATTTCCCAACTTACTTCGGCAACCCTTCCGCTTGCGGGCACCGAAGTTCTGCCGATTGTGCAGTCGAGCAGCACCAAAAAAGTTGCGACTGATGATTTGACGGTCAAAAATGTGCGGTCAAACGCAACCACGGGTATCTTGCAAGTCGCCGGGCCGGGCGCAAGCACCACCCGCGTAATGACTACGCCAGACGCCAACTTTACTGCGGCCCGCACAGACGCAGCGCAATCGTTTACTGGCGACCAAACGCTATCAACAGGCAACCTTGTCATTGGCACAGACGGCAAAGGCATCGATTTTTCTGCCACACCGGGCACAGGCACAAGCGAGTTGCTGAGTGACTATGAAGAAGGTACTTGGACACCGGGTCAAGGTGGTGGTCTTACAGTTGTCGGCACGTTTTCATCATCTGGCAGATACACCAAGGTGGGCAGGCAAGTCACTGTCATCGGCCTGCTTATCGGATCAACTTCTGTCGCCGCCTCCTCTGGTGTGGTTATTTGCACCGGGTTGCCGTTTACCGTAAACGCCGATAGCACAGGCGTGTTCAACAACGTAGACTTAAATCAAGGTGGTTCGGTATATGCCGCTGGCACTTTGGTTTATTCGGTCGGTTCCATTACGATAAACGGTCGAATTTACTTCACACTAACTTATTTTGTTTAAGGAACAATAATGTCTTTGACCAAAGTAACTTATTCGATGATTGACGGCCCTGTCGTCAATCCTAAAGATTTTGGCGCAGTTGGCGATGGAACCACGGACGATACCGCTGCAATTCAAGCAGCAGTAAACGCTGGCAGCATTATCATTTTTGAGCCATTGACGTACAAAATTGCAGGGACAGTTTTGGTGCCCAGCAACGTGTGGTTGCAAGGCGCACCAGGTACTGAGTTTCTGGGCATCATGACGCCACAAGGCGGCGGCGTGGGTGGTTACCCGAACCAGATGTTCCGCAACGCAGACACCGTTAACGGCAACACAAACATCGCCTTTTCCAACATCAAGTTCAACTTTGCCAAAGGCAACTTCAACTATGTTGTCGGGCCGGATGTAACCAGTATCAACAGCTTGTTGTTCGTGCTGGTGGACAACATGTCGTTTGAAAACTGTGAGTTGTTTGATTTTGTCACCAATCTGAACAGCACGTTGACAATGCGGCAAACCTTGCAATTCGGCGTTGCACAATTTGACCGCTGCACAAGGGTCAGCTTTCAAAACCTGAAGACATCAAAAATCAGGGAAGAAGGCCCAGCGTTCTACGAGTGTTCAGCAATCAGCATTGTTGACTGGAGAGCTGACGGGAGTGCGCCAATCAACACTTCCACCCATGTCAGTTTTTACTACACCGATGGTGTTGTTGTTAAAAATGCACGAATTACACACACTGGCGGCTCTGTAATTAACTGCACAGGACGAAACGTATTTTTTGAAAACATCGTCGTCAATGATAACCAAACCCCCGCTGGACGAGGAATTGACTTTGGCAATGAGTTGGACATCAGATCATACGACACAAGCAACATCAATGTTGTCGGTTGCCGATTGTTTGTCACCAGTTACGGCCTTGCTTTCTTGCCTGGCTCGTTTGCCAATGAAAATGTCAACGAAGGCGTAAATTTTCAAAACAACTATATCTACGTTTCGCAACTTGGGGCGGCATCTACTGGCATACGTCTTATTTCGCCTCAGGCCGCAACAATCTGCAATAACTTTATTTATTTGACAGACGTAAATGCCGCAGGCATTGGCGATTGTATTCAATTCACACTGCTTGATTCTGTGGGTTCTGTTGGCCACTCAACAAACACGCAGATTGTTGGCAACATCATGCGAGGGTTAACTGGTGTTGTGCTTCAGCAGAACAACAACACATCCATTGATGGTTTATACATCCAGAACAACACGTTCACGTCGCAAGACAAGGGTGCTTTGGCTTCTTCTGCTGGCGCAAGCGTTTTTGTTTACATCAGAAACAACAGCGGCGCAGTTCCTGAGTTTGACATCAGCAACGTGTACATTGAAAACAACAACTGCTTCAACCTTGGTGGTGGTTATTTTGTAATGACACTTGACGATGGCGCTGACATTGTTGTCAACAACATCAACATTACAAACAACAGATTTGTCGGCGCATCTGGCAACATGGATCGTGGCTTGCAAATTGATGGCGGCACAAACGCTGCAAGCAAAGCACAATTGAGATTTTGTTACAACACTATTGAAAACGGTCGAACACTTTCACTCAGCCGAATGAAATATGTTCTGCTGGATCGCAATCTTTCCACTTGGACATCGGAATATTCCCCACGCAGAGTAGACATCCTTGACCACAATGGCACGTTTGAGATGGTCAACAACCGTTTTTACAACGTCAGCCAATCTTCACAAGAAGATGTTGTTCAAACAACCAGCACTTTTGACATTTTAGCGATTACTGGCAACTCCAGCAAAAACGCTGCGGGTGTGCTGGCTTGGTCAAAAAGCACATTGCCCGCCAACACAGTATTACCAAATTAACCCGTACCAGTTCGGACAACTGGAAACCTTAATGCCTGACTGGATGGTCAGGCTGGAAACAAGGAAACATCATGTCTCTCGAAAAAGTTACCCTAGTTGATCTGATTGAAGTGGTCGAAAACGACTGCGTGCAAGTTCGCACTAAGACCGCCATCAAAGAAGATGGCGTTGAGATCAGCAGCAAGTTTCACCGCCGCGTTGTCGCCCCTGGCGACGACTACAGCTCCGAGGATGCCAAGGTGCAGGCCATTTGCAAGGCCCTGCACACCAAAGATGTTGTGGCTGCGTACAAAGCTGCACAAGTGAAAGAATCTGCCGCATAATAGCGGCACAACCTGTACTGGCCCGGTAGACCAGGGATTCACAAGAATCGAAAATGACTGAAGAAGTCCAACAAGCCTTAGCGGAAGTTGAATCCGCGCCAGCACCCGAGGCGACGGCCGCCCCGGAGAATGCACAAAACGCGCCGGAAGTAGCTGAGAATCAACCCGAGCAAACGCCCGAGGAGAAGAAATTCACCCAGGCTGAACTCGACGAGAAGATCAGCAAGCGCCTTGCCAGAGAGCAGCGCAAATGGGAACGTGAGCAGCAGGCTAAACTTGCCCAACCGCAAGCGCCAAGAGAAGTCCCGCCTATCGAGCATTTCGAGTCGCCTGATGCCTACGCGGAAGCGTTGGCCGTCAAAAAGGCTGAAGAACTGCTTGCACAGCGTGAGTTCCAACGGCAACAGGCTGAGATTAACGACGCTTACCACGACCGTGAGGAAGAGGCCAGGGCCAAGTACGACGACTTTGAACAAGTCGCCTACAACCCGCAGCTTCGAGTCACTGACGTGATGGCCGAGACAATCAAGGCGTCCGACATGGGGCCGGACCTAGCCTACTGGCTGGGAACCAACCCGAAGGAAGCTGATCGCATTTCCCGCTTGGCACCTCTTTTGCAGGCCCGAGAGATTGGGAAGATTGAGGCCAAACTTGGCTCCAATCCTCTTGTGAAACCGACTACGTCTGCGCCTGCGCCTATTTCGCCTGTTACCGCACGCACCAGTGGAAGTTCGTCCTACGACACGACTGATCCTCGCTCGACGAAGACCATGACTGATTCGCAGTGGATTGAAGCTGAACGTGCCCGGCAGATGAAGAAGCTGCAAGCACAAATGAACCGCTAACCTCCGAAATAGGGTATTATTACCCGAAATAGGAGAAACGAATGGAGAGTGACAATCAGCATCTGACACCTGACGAATTGAAGCGGCAACGCAACAAAGAGGCAGCGGCCAGATACCGAGAACGAAACCGGGAAAAGTTCAATCAGCGTATGCGCGATTGGCGAGAAGCAAATCGGGAGAAAGTCCGTAAGCAGTCTCGTGAATCACGTACCCGCAAGCTAGCCCAGGCAACACCTGAAGAAGCTAACCGAATACGGAAGGCAGAAGCAGACAAAACCCGACGCTTGCAAGCGGCCTGCAAAGACCAAGTGTTTGACGCTTACGGCGGTTACATTTGCAAATGCTGCGGCGAAGATGAACCAATGTTTCTTTCGATAGACCACATAGACAACAACGGCGCAACTGAACGAAAATCGGGCTTGTATCGCGGAAGCGGTACGGCTTTCTACCAGTGGCTACGTAAAAACAAGTTCCCTTCGGGGTATCAAGTGTTGTGTATGAACTGTCAAGTAGGGAAACATAAGAACGGCGGCGTTTGTCCTCACCAAACTTCTTTGACATTGAAAGGAAATTGAAATGGCGAACTCGATTCTTACAATCGACATGATCACACGCAAAGCGTTGGAGATCTTGGAAAACAACCTTGTGCTCACCCGTAACGTGAACCGTCAGTACGACGACAGCTTTGCTGTTGAAGGTGCCAAGATCGGTTCGACCCTGCGTATCCGTCTGCCTGATCGCGCTCTGGTCACCGACGGCGCCGCCCTGCAAGTGCAGGACGACAACGAGCAGTTCACCACCCTGACTGTGGCTTCGCAGAAGCACATCGGCGTGAACTTCACGTCTGCCGAACTGACCATGCAGTTGGACGACTTCGCAGAGCGTGTTCTGAAGCCTCGTATCAGCCAGTTGGCTTCGAGCATCGACGCTGACGTTGCCAACGCTTACAAGAGCATCGGTAACTCCGTCGGCACCCCTGGCACCACGCCCGCTACCTCGCTGGTTTTGCTGCAAGCCCAGCAGAAGCTCAACGAGAACGCTGCTGTGATGAGCCCGCGCTACGCAACCGTCAACCCGGCTGCCAACGCTGGTCTGGTCGAGGGCATGAAGGGTCTCTTCAACCCCACCGACACCATTAGCAAGCAGTTCAAGAACGGCATGATGGGCATGGGCGTGTTGGGCTTCGACGAGATCAACATGTCTCAGTCGATCAAGCAGCACACCACCGGCTCCCGCGCTGCTACTGGCGTGGTTACCGCCGCCGCCGTGACTGCTGAAGGCGCTGCTACGCTGACCCTGACTGTTGGCTCTGGCGACACCATCGCTGTTGGTGACGTGTTCACCATCGCTGATGTCTACGCTGTGAACCCGCAGACTCGTGAGTCCACCGGCTCGCTGTTTCAGTTTGTGGCCTTGGCTTCTTCAACCGCCACCACCACCGCAACTGTGACCGTGGCTCCGATGTACTCGGCCAGCCATGCTCTGGCGACCATGACCGCTTTGCCTGGCAACAACAAGGCTGTCGTGTTCGTTGGCGCTCCGTCCAGCCAGTACGCCCAGAACTTGGTGTACCACAAGGACGCGATCACCTTCGCAACCGCCGACCTGCTCCTGCCGCAAGGTGTGGACATGGCCGCTCGCGCCGTTCACAACGGCATCAGCCTGCGTGTGGTGCGCCAGTACGACATCAACAACGACCGTATGCCCTGCCGTATTGATGTGCTGTATGGCTACAGCGTCATCCGTCCCCAGATGGCTGTTCGGATGTGGGGCTGATAGGCCCAGGGGGGCTTCGGCCCCCTTGTCTTAACTTTTTTGAAAGGATTTCATCATGGCTCTCCCTAATGGCGCAGGTGGTTATCAAGTCGGCGACGGCAACCTCGGCGAAATCAGCTTCTCTAACACCAGCACTCCCGTTGCGCTGGCCGGTGCATCTGTCACCATCACCGCAGCCGATTTGGCCGCTGGTGTTTGCACGATGGACTCGGGCGGCACGGACGCAGGAACCTATGTGTTCCCCACTGGTGCGCTGATCGACGCAGCGTTCCCTAGCCTCAAGGTTGGCTCGACGTTTGACTGCTCGTTCATCAACATTGGTGACAACGCAGCAAACGACGTGACCTTCACTGCTGGCACGGGCAACACTCTGGTTGGTAACGATGTGATTCAGGATGCGCTGACCAAAACCAGCAACACCTCGGGCACGTTCCGTTTCCGCAAGACGGGTGACGCAGCGTACACGATCTACCGCGTGTCCTAAGAACCAAGAGGGGGCTTCGGCCCCCTCACTTAAAAGGAACCATCATGTCGAACACTAAGCCTGTTGGCGTAGCATTCGCTGACCCCGCGTTGGACGAAGCGCAATTTACGCTCTACACGGTTGCCCAACTGCCTCCCGCCTCTGCCGCTTTGGCAGGGACTCGGGCTGCTGTGAGCAACTCAAACGCCGCGTACTCTGGTAACGCTGGGGCTACCGTCGCTGGCGGTGGCTCCAACATCGTGCCCGTTTTCTGTGACGGCACGAACTGGGTCATTGGCTGATTAAGTGGGGGCTTTGGCCCCCACTTCTGCACACATGGCCGCAATCTACCTGACACATCCCGTCCACGGCGCTAAAGTCGCCGTGCTGGACATGGAGGCCGATTTTGATGTTCAAAACGGCTGGTCACGCTACAATCCTGAGGAACAAGATGTGCCTCAGATTGAGCCGCAAATTGAGGTAGCACCTGCACCTCGGCGCGGGCGGCGCAAGAAGGACGAAGAGGAATAGCATGACGACCTACACCGCAGGCGAACAGATTAACCGGGCGTTGCGGCTGCTAGGCGTTCTAGCCGAGGGCGAAACGTCGTCGGCCTCAGTGTCTCAGGACTCCCTGATGGCGCTAAATCAGATGATCGACTCGTGGAATACCGAGCGCCTGTCTGTTTTTGCCACCATCGACCAGATTTGCAATTGGCCGGTTGGCTTAATCAACGCAACCCTTGGCCCCAGCGGCTCGCTGGTGCGGCTCAACGGCACTGCTGTACGCCCGATTCTGGTGGACGACGCCACCTACTTCAAAGACCCCGGCACTGGCGTGTCATACGGCATCAAGCTGATCAACCAGCAGCAGTACGATGGCATCGCGGTCAAGACCGTGACCTCGACGTACCCGCAGGTGATGTTCGTCAACAACACCTACCCGGACTTTGACATCTTCATCTACCCGCGCCCGACGCGGCTGCTGGAGTTCCACTTCATCAGCGTCCAGGAGCTGACGCAGCCTGCGAACCTGTCCACGGACATCCTGTTTCCGCCAGGCTACCTGCGGGCGTTCACCTACAACTTGGCCTGCGAGATCGCGCCGGAATTTGGCGTTGAGCCAAGCCCCCAGGTGCAGCGCATCGCGATGTACAGCAAGCGCAACCTCAAGCGCATCAACAACCCGGACGATGTGATGTCGATGCCGTACTCGCTGATTGCCACGCGGCAGCGGTACAACATCTACGCCGGTAACTACTGATGAAGACGCCGATTCTTGGTTCGACCTATGTGGCTCGCAGCGTCAATGCTGCCGACGCCCGCATGGTCAACCTGTTCCCCGAGATCGTGCCCGAGGCGGGCAAGGAGCCGGCGTTCCTGAACCGCGCTCCGGGGCTGAAGCTGCTCAACTCGATTGGCACCGGCCCGATCCGTGGCCTGTGGGCCTTCTCGCCGCAAGACGGCACAGGCTTCGTGGTGTCGGGCACGCAGCTCTACAAGATCAACAACAGCTACGCGCCGACGCTGCTGGGCACCGTGGCAGGCACCGGCCCGGTCAGCATGGCCGACAACGGCACGCAGCTTTTCATCGCAGCCAACGGCCCAAGCTACATCTACAACAACACGACCAACGCTTTCGGGCAGATCACCGACCCGGACTTTCCCGGCGCCGTGACCGTGGGCTACTTGGACGGCTACTTCGTCTTCAATCAGCCCAACAGCCAGAAGATGTGGATCACGGCGCTGCTGGACGGTACGTCGATTGACCCGCTAGAGTTTGCCAGCACCGAGGGCTCGCCTGACGGGCTGGTTGCCGTGGCGTCTAATTTCCGCGAAATCTGGGCCTTTGGCACCAACTCGATTGAGGTTTGGTACGACTCCGGCGCGACCGACTTCCCGCTCCAGCGCATCCAAGGCGCGTTTAACGAGCTGGGCTGCGCGGCCCCGTTTTCGGTTGCCAAGATGGACAACGCCTTGTTCTGGCTCGGGCGTGACCGCCGGGGCCAAGGCATGGTCTACCGGGCCAACGGCTACACCGGCCAGCGCATCAGCACCCACGCCGTCGAGTGGCAGATTCAACAGTACAGCGATCTGTCGGACGCCATCGCGTACACCTACCAGCAAGACGGCCACAGCTTTTATGTGCTGATCTTCCCGAGCGCCAACACGACTTGGGTCTACGACGCCGCCACCCAAGCCTGGCACGAGCGGGCTGGCTGGAGCAACGGCGAGTTCACCCGGCACCGCAGCAACTGCCAAATGGCGTTCAACAACAAGGTGGTCGTCGGCGACTACGAGAACGGCAACATCTACGCCTTTGATCTGGAAGACTACTCGGACAACGGCAGCATCCAGAAGTGGCTGCGGTCGTGGCGGGCGCTGCCTACCGGCCAGAACAACCTCAAGCGCACCGCGCAGCACAGCCTGCAACTGGACATTGAGGCCGGTACTGGTCTGAACTTGGGCCAAGGCAGCAACCCCGAGGTCATGCTGCGCTGGTCGGACGACGGCGGCCACACATGGGGCAACGAGCACTGGGCGCAGATCGGCAAGATCGGCGAATACTACCGCCGGGTGTTCTGGCGGCGCATGGGCATGACCCTGAAGCTGCGCGACCGCGTTTATGAGCTATCGGGCACCGATCCGGTCAAGATCAGCATCATGGGCGCAGAGTTGATCCTGAGTCCAACGAATGCCTAGCCCTAACGCGACGCCGACGCCAATCACCCCGCCACGGGTGCCGTTGATCGACCCCCGCACGGGGTTGATCGACAGGGCTTGGTACTTGTTTTTCCTGTCGCTCAACAACGCGGCCACGGCGATCATTGACGACTCAGGGCTTACGTTCAGCGCCGAGTCAACGATTGCGTCTCTTGAGGCTGCGCTCGACGCCGTGCGGCAAGAGTTGCAGACGCTGCCGCCTGCGGTTGACTTGAGCGATGAGTTGACTAAGCAAATCCAAGCAGCAGCGTTGGCAGATTGCTGCTCGGCTTTGGTGTCGCAGATAGCCGAAATGCAAAAGCAGATCGACGCACTTCAGTCTGCGCCGATTACCACGCCGCAGATTCCGCAGTTTGTATACGGCTCCTTTTACAGCACGGCCAACCAGCCTGACGGCTCAACAACTACGGCGTACCCGCTGCTGTACGACACCACGCAGTTCAGCAAAAACGTCACGATAGAAGACCGCACAGCCGTGTTCACTGCGTCGATTGCCACGACCACCATGACGGTGACAGCGATCACCTCGGGGCCAATCTACCCTGGCATGGTGATCGCGGGCACTGGCGTTACGGCTGGAACTCGCATCGTGTCTCAGTTGACTGGCACGGACGGCAGCACTGGCACCTATCAGGTCAGCGTGTCGCAGACCGTAGCGTCTACGACCATCACTGGCACCTGCAAGTCCAAGGTCAGGTGTGAGATTGCCGGGACGTACAACATTCAGTTCAGCGTTCAATTTGTAAACACCGACAACAACATCCACGACACCAATATTTGGATGCGTAAAAACGGCGTGGATGTGCCTGACACTAACAGCCAGTTTTCCGTGCCCAATCGGCACGGCTCCATAGACGGCCACTTGATCGGCGCGCTGAACTTGTTCATCGATTTAGCCGCTGACGAATACATTGAGTTGATGTGGGCAACTACTAACGCCTCCACTACAATTGAGTACATTGCTGCACAAACCGGGCCAGTTCGTCCGGCCACGCCGTCAGTCATATTAACTGTGTCGATAGCCTCTGTGCCGACACTACAGGGAGTCTAGCCATGACAGTTACCGTCAAAGTCCTCGTTCCGGCCAAAACGGTCGAGAACAGCCAAACCACCCAGTACACCGCGACTGGCGTGACGACTATCATCGACAAGTTCACGGCGACGAACTACAGCGCCACTGCCGCGACGATCAGCGTCAACCTCGTCACGGCTGCTGGCTCGGCCGGCAACCAGAACTTGATCACCAAGACCAAGACACTTCAGCCGTCCGAGGTGTACACCTTCCCTGAGCTGGTGGGCCAGGTGCTTGGCATCGGCGACTTCATCAGTACAATTGCTGGAACTGCCAGCGCCATCAACATGCGCGTCAGTGGACGCGAAGTGACTTAAGGAGTTTGACATGGCCGCATGGATGCTTCCCGCCGCAATTATTGGCAGTTCTTTGCTTGGAGGCAGCTCCGCCCGCAGGGCCGCCAGCACACAAGCCGCCGCTGCTGACCGCGCTGCCGATGTGCAGCGCGAGATTTTTGAGCGGCAGGTTGAGCTGGGCAGACCCTACCGTGAGGCTGGTGAGCAGGCGCTTAACAAGCTGATCCCGCTGGCAACCGAATACACGCCGTTCGGAATGCAACAGTTTCAGGCTGATCCCGGCTACGCATTCAGGCTGTCCGAAGGCCAGAAGGCGCTGGAACGGTCGGCTGCGGCGCGGGGCGGGCTGATGGGCGGCGCAACCGGCAAGGCGCTGGCGCGGTTCGGGCAGGAGATGGGCTCGCAAGAGTATCAGAACGCTTTCAACCGCTATCAAGCCGAGCGCCAAGCGCGACTTAACCCGCTGCAATCGCTGGCCGGCGTTGGTCAGACCGCAGCGCAGAATCTTGCCGGACAAGCCGGGCAGTTCGGCTCCAACTTGGCTGAAACCATTGGTGCTGGTGCTCAGGCCCGCGCATCTGGCTACATGGGTGCAGCCAACGCAATTACTGGCGGCTTGGGCCAATACATGAACTATCAGCAGGGTCAAGCGCAGAACTCGTTGCTGCAACAGGCTCTTAACAGCCGCCGTTACGACCCGTCTAACTTTGCTGGCGTGGGGTACTAATCATGGCACTCGTTAACCCTAACATTGCGATGAGCTTTCGCCAGCCCGAGTTTAGGCCGCGTAATGCGCTGGCCGAGTACGCGCAAGTCCAACAGATTGTAGGTGGTCAGCGTCAGACTGAAATTGCCGACATGCAACTGGAAGCCCTGCGCCGAAAAGACCGAGCCATAAGCCAAATTCAAGCCGCCGCGGCAAAGAATGGCGGCCCGACTGACCGCCGTGAAATCGCAAGAGCGTATGTGCAGTCGGGCGTCCCAGAGTTTATGCAGTTTGGCTTGACGCTAGAAAAAGACTTAGACGAGCTGGACGCCTTTGCGAGAATCATGGGCGGCGGCGCTCGTCCTGCAACTGGCGGCGCTGCTGCAACTGCACCAACGTCTGCGGCGGGGGCAACGCCGACATTCCCGATTGCAGGCAAAGATGTGCGAATGGGCACTTTGGGCACAGGGACTTTTGACAGCGCCCGCATCAGCGATATTGGACTTGCACAGCCGGGGCTTTCACGCATGTCGGCGGCTGACAAAGCTGAGATGGCTGCAAGTGCTGGCCCTGGTGGCATCCAAAGCATGAGAATGCCGCAAGGCCCGTACACGGGCACAGAGTCAATGATCGCCGACATTCTTCGTGCGCCGCCAGAAGAACAAGCGGCTATAGAACGTGCTTTGCCCAGCATGAAAATTCCTGGCGTGTCTGCTGGGCGAGTGCCTGCGTTCTCGCAACTCAGCCGCGATCTTTTGTCGCCTGAGACCCGTGCTGCTCAAGATTTGGGCTATGGGCCTGCTGCTCAGGCTAACGCCCTCGCACCCACTGCGCCACCTGAAAACGTCAACCAGTTGGCGGCTGCTGGTGGAGCTGCGGCGGCGGCCGCGCCGTCGGCCGCGCCGTCGGCAGACCCTGTTGCGGCGCTTCGGACTCGGCGAGATCAGCTTATCGCGCTTGGAACTCCTCGCGCCCTGCAAGCCGCTAAGTCTTTGGATGCAGACATTGCGCTGATGTCTAAGAGGATTACTGCCTCGCCAGGTTCAGTTGTGTACGACGCTAGCGGCAATGTGGTTGCTACAGCGCCGGCAGCACCGGTTACGCCGAGAGTTGAAATAATTGGTGTTGCCAAAGGAACTGACACGCCGGTTTATGTTGATAAAAACACAGACGCGCAATTTAAGATTGGGGTAGACGCATCTGGTAAACAAGTTCGAGTCCCGTACACAGGCGCGGTGAACAGATCGACTAGCAGTGTCACCGTGACTGGTGGAAAACAGGAAAGCGCATTTGAAACAGGTCTTGGTAAAGGCCAATCAGAACGAATTCTTACTAATCAAGTGGTTGCGCAAGAAGCCGCAAGTATTATTGACACCGTGAACACTGGGCGCCAGATCATGCAAGCGGGCATGATTACTGGCGCAGGCGCCGAATTTTTAGTTAATTTGAACCAAGCCTTGAAGACTGTTGGAATTGATTCGGGCTACGCAGACGCTGCGGCCAATTCTCAAGCATTTGCAGCCAACATGGCGAACAACGTAGGGCGCCTTATCAAACAGTTCGGCGCCGGTACGGGTCTGTCTAACGCTGACCGCGAGTACGCGGAAAAAATGGCGGGCAGCAAAATTACGCTTGATGCCAAAGCTATCAACCGCATTCTTGACATTAACGAACGCGCGGCGCGCAATGTTATCGCACGTCACAATAGAGACGTCAAAGGCATCAAAACCAACATTCCGCTTACAGTAGAAGAGCCACCCCCACGCCCCGCCGGCGCGGGTGCAGATGCTGCGCCGCCACAAGCAGCAATAAATTTTTTGCGCGCCAATCCCACAACGCGCGCAGAATTCGACAAAAAATACGGCGCAGGCGCGGCTGCTCGGGCTTTAGGAGGTCAATAAATGGCAGCCAACCCGTATGACCAATTTGACGCGCCGACGGCTAATATTTTTGACAGGTTTGATGCTAAACCTGTGGCAACAACGCCGTCGGGCATTCCAGGCCCTCGGCGGTCTTACGCGGCGGCTGAAGTGCCCGGCGCAGCCGTGGCTAACTTACCGCGAAGCGCTAAACAGTTCGCCACGAATTTGTACGAGGCCGTCGCTAATCCCCTGCAAACCGTATCAGCAGTGCTAGATGTGGGTGCTGGCGCACTACAAAAAGCGCTGCCTGACACGGTAGTTAACTTTATCAATAGATTTGAAGGCAACCCCGCCGCCGCCGCGCGCGCAGTCGAAGCAGCCAATGCGGTAGGCGGCCTGTATAAAGACCGCTATGGGTCGTATGACAGCATCAAACGCACATTGGCTGAAGACCCTGTAGGCGCCGCCGCTGATTTGTCTATGTTGTTTTCTGGCGGCTCCACGCTGGCGTCAAAAACTTCATCGTCAGTAGCTAAGGCGTTGGATGTCGGCGCAAGAACAACATCTAGATACGCCCCGCAAGTTTCTGGAGTCCTAGAAACTGGCGCCGCGACAGCGGCTAGAGTCGGGCCCAGCGTTTCAGGGGCGCTTGACACCGCAGCGGCCGTAACCAACCCGCTGACGCCTGTCGTAAAGACGGCGCAGTTTGCGCTCCAGCAAAAACGTAAAGTTTTACCCAGCGCGTTGGTTGCAGAACAGCAAGCCAACGCTGTGCGTGACGCTACCCTCCGCGCTGCGCAATCTGAGGGCTATGTCGTCACCCCCGGCGCCGTTTCCCCCACGGGCAAAAACATTTTGGCTGAACGAATTGCAGGCAAAACTCACTTGGAGCAGCTTGCGTCAGTTCAAAATCAAGCCGTAACCGATAGGCTTGCCAGACAAGCTGTTGGGCTACCGCCTAACTCGCCTTTAACGTCTGAGTCAATGCGTCAAATTCGCAAGGCCGAGTTTGAAAAGGGGTACGCCCCTCTCAATAGGGTGGGGTCTGTGGCTACTGACTCTGCGTTCTTAGATGACTTGGTAGGGATAGAAGCCAAGTACTCGGGCGCGGAGGGGTCTTTTCCTGGCGCGGTTCCACAAAAAGTTGGCAATTTGGTAAAAAATTACACTGTAGACAAGTTTCAAGCTAGCGACGCCCTCACAGCCGTCAAAACATTGCGTGAAGACGCCAAAGGCAATTTTAACAGCGGGGACACGTCGCTCGGAAACGCGCAAATTGCTATGGCTAACGCGCTGGAAAACCAGATTGAGCGAGCATTGACGGCCGCCAACAATCCTAACGCCGCAAAGATGCTTGAGCAGTTTCGGTTGTCTCGGCAACGAATGGCTATTAGCCACAGCGTAGAAGACGCCATCAAAGAAGGTGGCGGCTCTGTTATGGCGGCTAAACTGGCCCGAGACATTCAAAGCGGCAAGTATGTGTCTGGCGACATTAAAACAATCGCCGAGTTTGCCAACGTTTTTCCGCGTGTAGCGCAAACACCGTCTCAGATCGGCGCGCCCGCTGCGGGCACTTTGCTTGGGCGCGGCTTAGGTAGCACCGTCGGCGGCGGCGTAGGCTATCTTTTAGGTGAGGGAGTAGGAGCGGGCATCGGCGCTGGTGTGGGTGGTTTTGCTCCTGAGATGGTGTCAGCGGGCATGAGAAACTATCTGTTGTCCCAGACGGCACAGCGCCGCATAACGCCCGATTACAGGTCTTTTGCTGACAGACTGACGAGCCCACAGGCCGCACGAAACGCGCTTGCTTTGCAAGAAGCGCGTGAAATTGATTTGGCCCGTCGAAACACCCTCGCACCCTAACTGCAAAATCTTGTCACTTGTCTTGAACTCCGCACGAACGTTTGGTCAAATTAACGGTCATGGACTACCAAATTCTCTTCAACATCGCCGTGGCCGTCGCAGGATTTTTTGGGGGCTGGACACTCAACCGCATCTACCAGGCCATCGACCGGCTTGACGCTGACGTGCGGCAGATGCCGACGCACTACGTCGCCCGCGACGACTACCGCGCCGACATGGTAGACATCAAAGGAATGTTGGGTAAGATTTTCGACAAGCTCGACAACAAGGTAGACAAATGATTGCAAAAGACAAGCTACAACATCTCGCAATGGGCGTCGGCTCGACTGTTGTTCTTGGCGCGATTCACTTTCTATCTGTAGGCTGGGCCGTCGCCATCGGTGGTATCGTGTTTGGCGTCTTCTACGAGTTCCAGCAGTGGTATCGCAAAGAAGGTCAGCCTGACGCTTGGGACGCCATAGCGACCGCGCTGCCTGGCGTTGCCGCTGGCGTGGCTCTGGAACTGCTGAAGGTGTAAGTATGTCAGACCAAGACCTGAACCACGAACTGGCGCTCATCAAGGAGCAGGCCAAAGTTGAGCTGAGCAGACTGCAAGCGCAGAGCACCGCCAAAGAAGTGGCTGGTAAAGCGATTGGTGAAAGCGGCCTCTTCTACATCACGCTGATCATCGTGATCGGCGTCGGTTCTAGCGTGGTGCTGGAGAATGAGAAGATCGCCGCCGTTATGGGCCTGCTGGGCGCCGCTTTGACCGCGCTGATCAGTATGCTCAACGGCATCGCTGGCGCAAACACCAAACAAGAGAAGCCCGAGTTTGAGGTCATGAAGCAGTTGATTGACAAGCTCGACCGCCTTGAGCAACCCATGCGCGTTGACGTTGAGGGTGACAAGGTTACCGTTCGTAAGGGTGACGACGTTGTCACAACGAAGAAGGAATAAGCATGGACTGGCTTAAACAGATCGCGCCCACCGTCGCCACCGCGCTGGGTGGCCCGCTAGCCGGCATGGCTGTGTCGGCCATCTCCAAAGCGATCGGCGTGGACGAGGACAAGGTCCAAGACATGATCTCCAGCAACAAGCTCAGCGCCGATCAAGTGGCGCAGCTAAAGTTGGCCGAGATTGAGCTTGCCAAGCAGGCGCAAGAATTGGGATTGAACTTTGAGAAGCTGGCCGTAGACGACCGCAAGAGTGCCCGCGAGATGCAGGCTACAACCCGCTCGATGATGCCGCCCATTTTAGCTAGCGCGGTCACCGTCGGATTCTTCGGCATCGTGGTGATGATGTTCTTCAACCAGATCGACAGCAACAACCCAGCCATTTTGATGATGCTGGGGTCGTTGGGCACTGCTTGGACCGGCATCATTGCCTACTACTTTGGCTCGTCTGCTGGCTCTCAGGCCAAGACAGAAATGATGGCGAAAAAATGAAGCACAACTGGGAAGAAGCGATCAAGCACATCCTCAAGTACGAGGGCGGTTACGTCAACCATCCCGACGATCCCGGCGGGATGACCAACTTGGGGGTGACCAAACGTGTCTGGGAAGAATGGACTGGAAAGCCTGCCACTGAAGCCGACATGCGTGGGCTTACCGTTGAGATGGTTTCTCCGCTGTACAAGAAGCGCTACTGGGACGCTGTGCGCGGCGATGACCTTCCTAGCGGTGTTGATCTGTGCGTGTTTGATTGTGCCGTCAACGCTGGCGTTGGTCGGGCTAGTAAATTTCTACAGCAGGCTGTTGGAGTGACTGCCGATGGGCAGATCGGCCCCATGACCGTTGCGGCCACCACAGCCAAGCCCGCCGAAGAGGTTATCGAGGCGTTCTGTAACCTGCGTGAGGCTCACTACAAGAGCCTATCCACCTTTGCCACGTTCGGCAAAGGCTGGATGCGCCGACTGGACTCGGTCGAAACCGAGTCCAAAACGCTATCGGCGTAACAAGGCCCGGTAAGCCTCCAGCGCCGTCTTGAGGTCTTGGCGCAACTGCTCTAGCTGGTCCTCCTGCTCACGCATCTTTGCGTAGGAGTCTTGCGCGAACTTCGTTAGCACCATTGGGCTCCAGCTTGCGAAGTCTGGGCCGCCCGCGAGGTTTTGTGACGACGACGCGCTCTTCTGTGGTGAACTTGTGCTCATTGCCGCATGTCCTTGATCTCTGGACGTACTCGCCCATCTGTTTAGTTAATCTTACTTCTGTCCACGTTCCGCATATCGGGCATTTCATTTCGCGTCCGTTGCGCGGCGTAGGTACGACGTCAAGCGCTTGATCTTAACGTCGTAGTACTTGCACATCGACTCGGCGTATTCGTGCGCTGATTGAGCCGCTAGCAGCTTGCGCTTGGCCTCTTCCAATTCCTTGAGCGCCAGCGTCTCGGCGCTTGGCGGCAAAAACACCTTAAAAATTTTGCTCATTTGACTGCTTCCTTCAGTAGTTCCACTCGTTCGCGCGCCGCCCGCAGCATGGTGTACCGCTGGTGCAGGCGCTCCAAGAACGTCACACGCTTGGCGCCTTGGCGCTCGGCCTCCAGCAGCGCCAGCACCTCATCCTCGGTCAGCATGTTTAGCTTTTTGTTTAGCTCGCGCCAGTTCATCTTTCTTCTCCAGTTGTTCGAGTGATTTCTTCAGCCGCTCCATCAGGCGCTGCGCTTGGTTGTACTGCTTGACGGCGATGCGGAACTGCGCCTTCGTCGAGCGAATACGGTCTTTCAGGGTGTTCATTTCAGGCTCTCCATTGCAATGTCGCTGACCGCCTGCTTGCTGTGCAGCGCGGCCCATATCTTCTCGTCCACCGTCTGGTTGGCGATCATGACGTAGCACCAGACGTCGTGGCGCTGCCCGGATCGGTGCAGGCGCCCGTTGGCCTGCTCGAACAACTCAAGGCTCCAAGGCAGGCTGAGCCAGACGATGTGGTGCCCGCCGTGCTGGAGGTTGAGCCCGTGCCCGGCAGATCGCGGGTGCAGGCATAGAAGGCGTACTCGTCCGGCGTTCCAGTCATCAATGCTGTCAACTGTCCGGGCGTAAGGAAAACGTCGCTTGAGTTCATGGAGTTCCTCGACAAAGTTGTAAAAGACAATCGTGTTGGCCTGCTGGTTCTCGGCCAGCAGCTCTTCGAGCCGGTCGAACTTGTGGCTGCTGAACCAGACCGGCTCTGGCGTGTAGACGAACCCTGCGGCCATCTGCGAGAGCTTTTGCGTCACCACGGCGGCGTTGATCGCCACCGCAGTCGCGTCCGGGAAGCGCGTCACGAAGTCCTTCTTCATGTCCTCGTACGGCTTGCGGTCGGGCAGGTCCAGCCGCACCTCGACCGTGTGAAGCGGCGGCAGCTTGTCCTTGTACTCGCCTGGCTCCAGCACGAAGGTGGCCGGCTTGATCCGGGCCATGACCTGCTCCAGCGCGCCGGGGCGCGGTTGCCAGTCGTTGTAGTCCTTGTTGACGAGGTAGAAGTATTGCTGCTGGAACGCGCCCTTGCTGCGGCCAAGCAGCTTCTGATCAATGATCTTGCACTGCCCGAAGACGTCCTCCAAGCCGTTGCTCGTGAAGCTGCCGGTCAGGCCCCAGCGGATCGGGCAGTCAAGCGCCTTGGCAAGCGCCTTGAACCTAGCGCCCGACGGGTTCTTCAGGCGCGTCAGCTCGTCGAACACCACGCCGTCGAAGGTGCTTAGGTCTTGCTCGGCCAGCCACTGGAGGTTGTCGTAGTTAACGACCATCACTTGAGTGTCAGCTGCATAGGCCATCAGACGCTCGCGTGGCGTGCCGACGCAGATAGACATACGCATGTAAGGCGCCCACTTAGGCTGCTCCTGCGGCCAGACGCTGGCGGCGACGCGCAGCGGGGCGACGACGAGGAAGCGCCTGACGTGGCCGTCGCGCACCATGTCCTGCATGGCCGTCAGCGTGATCGCCGTCTTGCCCGCGCCGACCGGCGCCAAGATCATGGCGCGGTCGTGCTCGTACAGGAAGTCAGCCGCCTGCTCTTGGTAGGGTCTTAGCTCCACCTTTTTGTCTCCCAGTTGTAGCGCCGGCTTTGGATGTACGCAGTCATCTCTTCGTCAGTCATGCGCTGCGTGACGGGCGGCACATACGGGTCGGGCGGGTACACGAATTCCGTAGTCTGATTCCACTCGTCGGCGATCTGCTTGGCGTGCGCCTCATCGGTCACCACAGCACCGCGCTTCTCGGCGAACGTCAGCACGTTGACGCCGTTCTTGTTCATCACGCCCCACCATGTCGGGCCGACCTGCTCGGCGCGGTACGGGCCGACGGCGAAGTACTTAGCCGGCAAGGCTGTTAATCCATTCATCAACGTGCTCCTTTGACCATAGACAGGCGTAGTTCTGGCGCAACCGCGCCATGTCAGATTGGAAAATTTTTTGCAATTCAGACAGCCGACCGCCCGGCGCCTTCAGCTCGACGAACCATGTGCTGCCGTCAGGCAGGCACACCACGCGGTCAGCCACGCCCCGGTGCGCGGGGCTGGTGAACTTGTACGCGATGCCGCCAGCGGCCTTGACTTGGGCGACGAAGTATTTTTCAATTGTTGACTCTTTCATTTGCGATTCGGGCAGTCACGCCCTTGCCGACAGTCGTAGTTGCACTCGTCGCAGGCGTCAAAGTTGGCGTTCGCGGCCCACCAGACGATGACGACGAAGACGCCGACGGTGATGATGATCTCTATCATGCTTACCCCCGCGCAAGCAAAACTGCCCGACCGCAGTTGTTACCCAAACGTGCAAATATCTCATCACGCTCATCCATCAGCTCGCGCCAAAGGAACAAGTATTTCCAAGCCACTTGGTCATCCTTATACTCAAAATGCCACCTTGCCAATCTCATCGCTTGGATGGCCTGTATGTTGGTTGCGTAGTAATCTTCAAGCAAGCCCAGTAGTTTTTCATCAGTCATGCTTGCCCCCTTGCTCGGATGGCGGCGGCGCAAGCCACCCAATGTGGCTGGTGTTCACACACCTTCGCACACGCCTCGCGCTCGGCCCCAACGCTGGTCATGACGACCTTTGACCACGATTCAGTGATCTGCCAATCCAGCTCGTCCAGCAGGTCTTCGGTCGTATCACCGTGGCCGGTGGCGTAGCCCTGGGCCATCATCCACTGAGCCACCTTGTTGCGCTCGGCTGCGATCTGCTGGCGCATGTAGCCGACAGTGACCATGCCTTCGGCGTGCATTCTTTTTGCCTCTGCGTCAGCGACAAGGGCTGCGAAGCGTTCAAGTTCTGGAAGATAGGGGTAACCAAAATGCCCAAAATCGTTCGACAAACCAGCCTCACGCGCCATGCGGATCACTTGTTCGCGTTCCATACACGCCCCTTTCCAATTGCCCATACAAGGCGCTGAGAAATACCCCAGAACCTTGCAACCCACCGCTGTGAGCGACCAGTTTCCAACTGCAACCGAATGCTTCCAGCATCCGCTTGCGTCAGCCGCCTACCCGACCGCCCGCGTTGAGTACGCTCTCTCATGTTCTCAGCTTGTGTTCCGGCGTGGAGATGAGATGGGTTAACGCATGAAGGGTTGTCGCAATCGTGCAGCACCTTAATTCCAAGCAACGATTTTCCAGACGCGGCGGCATAGAACAAC